TGGCACACACAAATAGAATTTCCGGCGTTACAAATTACATAACTGATGCTACAAATAATCCTGAGGCAGCTCAAGCAAAACCGTATTATGATAATGCAATGGCTGTAGCAAAAGGACTAATGTATATCATTTATCAAACCGATGGAATTCAAAATACTGCTCCAATTTTTGGCAGTTTTACCAGCCTTTTTATTAATCCGGAATTATCTCAGGCAAACACAAACATCATTGCAAATACGATAATACTATCAACTAGCATTTCTGGTGGAGGATCTTGCAGTTTGACATTACCACAAGCTAATACAATTTATAATAATTTAGCAAATGTTATAAGTCTCATGGACACAAGAAAATTGCATGATGAAAATTTTTATACCAATAGTAAAACATTGATGGATGATTTTGCAAAAGTTCGGCAATTTTCTTCAATGGGTCAGTCTCAAACTGCTTTAATAGAAAATTATATAGGAACAGATAAACTTATTACTAGAATTACTTCATAAATAAAAGATGGCCACAGTAGTAAGCGCAACAACTAGAAAATATAAAGACTTGGACTTGTCTTTCACCGCCCATCCTATAAAGAAGGATGTGAATAAGCACGTTGACGAGATGGCGGTAATTAATTCAGTAAAGAATCTGATATCAACTTCTCGGTACGAAAGACCTTTTCAGCCACAGTTGGGATCCGGTGTTCGGAACTTGCTATTTGAAAACATGGATTCCATAACATCTTCCGCTCTGAAGCGTGAGATTGTGCAGACTTTAGAAAACTATGAACCAAGAGTTGTCGTAAAAAGTGTAGCAGTATCGCCAAATTATGAAGGCAATTCTTACAGTATCGGCATGACATTTTTGATAGTCAATAGAACAGACCCAATAACAATAAACTTCTTCTTACAACGAGACAGATAAGATGGCGGACCGTTTAAATGTAACCGAATTAGATTTTGATTCTATCAAAACTAATCTTAGAAATTTTCTAAGACAACAAACTGAATTTCAAGACTATGATTTTGAAGGTTCTGGATTAAGTGTTCTATTGGACATTCTAGCATACAATACCCATTACAATGCATATTACTTGAATATGATTGCCAATGAAGCATTCCTGGATAGTGCTTCTCTTAGAAATTCTGTAGTTTCACATGCAAAACGTGTTGGATATACACCACGTTCAGCTAGAGCGCCGAGAGCAGTTGTTAATGTAACTATTCAAACTACAAATGCTACACCAGGTTCATTAACTCTGCCTAGAGGATATGCATTTTCATCTTCACAATTAGATGGCGTATCATACAAGTTTGTTACCGTAGAATCTACAACAGTTTCTAAAACAGCAAATAATTTTGTTTTCACAAATGTTCCAATCTATCAGGGACAACTTGTTTCATACTCATATACAAACAGTTATTTTTCCAATCCAAAACAACTGTTTACAATACCAGATGCAAACATTGATACGACAACTTTGAGAGTTTCGGTGAAACAGTCTGCTTCAAATACGGAAACTGTGGTTTATGATTTGTCTACGAATGCACTTACTGTAAATTCAACATCAGAAGTTTATTACCTACAAGAAGGCAAAAACGGTCAGTATGAAATTTATTTTGGTGATAACACCTTAGGAAAAAAGATACCGGATGGTGGTGTAATTACTTTAGAATATTTGATTACCAATGCAGATGCATCAAACAAAGCAAACAGTTTTGTTTCTTCCGCAACAGTTGGTGGCTACAGTTTAATTTCCGTAAATTCAATTTCTGCGGCTGCTGGTGGTGTCACCAGAGAATCTGTAGATTCAATTAAGTTTGCGGCACCTCTTGCTCTGCTATCACAGAATCGTGCTGTAACAAAGAACGACTATATCAAGTTAATTCAACAAAACTATCCTGCTTTTGAAGCGGTAAATGTGTGGGGCGGAGAAGAAAATAATCCGCCAGTTTATGGTAAAGTATTTGTGTCAGCAAAGCCAAAATTAGGTTTTGAGGTTTCTGACACAGAGAAAGATTATGTAAAAAATACTATATTGAAGCCAATCAGTATGTTGACAATTACACCAGAAATTGTTGATATTGACTATAATTATCTGAAGGTAGATGCAAGTGTTTTTTATGACAAATCAAAAATATCACTAAATGATTCCGAATTGAAAAATGCAATAACGACTTTAATAAAAAATTATACATCAACCAATTTGAATAAATTTAATAGTTATTTCCGTTTTTCCGGTCTTGAAACCGCAATTGATAATTTTGATAGGTCAATTATTTCTAATGAAGTGAGTTTGTTTGTTGCCAAGAAGTTTAGACCTGATTTGATTAATGCTGATACATATATTCTTGATTTTGGTTTTGAATTAGGTAGAGGAACAACAAACGACAATTTCTATTCAACACCAGATTTTACAATGACTGACGAAGATGGAGTTTCTCGCCAGTGCTTCTTTGAAGAAGTTCCATCATCTTTTTCTGGACTAGAATCTGTGACTGTAAGTAATCCAGGCTTCAATTATACATCAACACCAAAAGTTACCATTGTTGGTGACGGAGAAGGGGCATTAGCAGTTGCGGAAATAGTCAATGGAAAATTGAACAAGATTACTGTCACAAATCCAGGCATCGGATACACCACAGCAGCCGTTCAAATCACTGGCGGCGGTGGATCTTTAGGCGCAGGATTGGCTGTGCTTGAAGGTCGTTATGGACAAATCAGAATTTCATACTTTAAGCCAGATGAAATCAGCAGCCAAAGTACCAAAGTAATTTTGAACAAAAATAAAAACAATGGTGTAATTGGCATTATTGATTACACATTAGGTAAAATCACAATCAGTAATTTTAATCCAACAGCAGTTAATAATGACTTCGGCGATATCATGGTCCATATTAAGCCAAAGATTAATATCATTCAATCTAAATTAAATAAAATGCTTGTTCTGGATGCAGATGATCCTACCAGCGTTACTGTTAAGACTACTACAATTTAATGGAAAACGTTCGCACATCAAACCTGGTATCTTCACAGTTACCAGATTTCGTAAGAAGTGACTATCCAAAATTTGTCACATTCTTAGAGAAATACTATGAATGGCTGGAAACTACAAATAGCGTTTCCTATGAAGTTGATGCATTACGTAATGCAAATGATATTGATAGTTCCGATGACTATTACATTGAACAACTAAAGAAGGATTTAGCTCCTTATTTTCCTCAAGAAATTGTAACCGACAAAAGACTATTTTTAAAACTAGTCACTCAATTTTATAAGTCCAGCGGAACACAAGAATCTGTCAAGTTTCTTTTTAGAGCCTTGTATGATGAAAATATTGATATCTACTATCCGAAAGAGGATATTTTAAAAGCGTCTGATGGTAAATGGGTATTGCCTTTAGCACTTAGAATTGATACCGACGATAATAATATTTTCAATATTGCAAAAACTCTAATCACTGGTCAAACATCAAAAGCTACTGCGCTTGTTGAAAAAGTAATTCAATCTGTTGACCGTCAACTTGGTATTACATATACAGAAATTTATGTATCAAATGTTAATAGATTGTTTACCACTGGAGAAAGAATAACAGCAACATATGTTGATGAAGATACTGGTCTGAATGTTACCGTTGGCGGCCGCTTAATTGGCGCACTATCAGAGATAAAAATTAATCCACTAAACAGAGGTCTTTTTTATAATGCATACGATCCTGATGCCACTCCTTCTTATCCTGGAGATCCAGTCAGTATTGTTGGTGGTTTAAATCCTGTAGCTAATACTCCAGTTGGTGCGGTTGCACATGTTGGAGTAACCACAAAAGGTGGTATTACCGATATCATTGTGGAAAAAGGTGGGTTTGGTTTCAGAGATCCAGCCATAAATCTAAATTCATCAATTATTGATTTTAAAGGTGGATTTGATGGTGTAGCATTTGGTACTGAAGCTAAAGCATCTATCAATTTGTTGGATACTTCAATATCAAGAAAAATAAATGTATCCAATATGGCTGTTGATACTTTAGATGGTTATTTTTCTAAAATTTCAAGAGTACTAACTAGCGTTTCTATTGTGGGATCAAATGGTTATTTTTCAACAACAACTTCATACTTTGGAAATCTTACGATTGGAAATGCAGTAACTTCTTATGGAACATTGACAGGAACTGGAACAATTACCGACTATTCATCAACAACTTTAACTGGTGTTGTAATTGAAGGATCAAATGGTTATTTTTCAACCACATCATCGCCATCAACAATTACAGTTGGTGATCCGGTTAGTATCTCAGGAACTTTGACTGGAACTGGAACAATTTATAATTATTCATCAGGAACAACATATTACATTAAGACAAAAAATTCTAATTATTTTTCCTTATCCGAATCTATTGGTGGTAATACAATTACATCACTCAATGGAACAACAACGGGTTTAACTTTTCAAACAGGAAAATTATACTATATTAAAACCCAAGCTGGAGGTCCAGGAGCAAATTTCTTTTCTTTATCAGCAACTGTTGGTGGGGCTGCAATCAGTACCACATCAGGCACAACTACCGGTCTCACTATTACGGCAAATAAAGAAACACAAACAATTTACAGTTTATCTACATTTGATGAATTTCCAGTTTATCCAATTTCATTTGTTGCTGTTGATGGTTCAGGCGGTGGATATCGCCAAAAGCCATCCGTAGAAACTTATAGTTTTTATAATGAAGACTACGATGATAGCCTAGTTTCTAACAATCGTACAATTGTAAAAGGAACATCATTAATAAATGATCCCGATCAAATTTTAACGAATTCTTTTGAACCCGGAGATTATGTTAGACTATTCATTAAAAATAAATTTGAAGCCATTCGTGAAGTGTTGTATGTTGACGCAAACAATTTATATTTTGCCGAAGCATTTCGGAATGATTTAACAAACGTATCGGTTTATAAAATTCTAAGAAACGATTTGTATAAAATTGGATCACTTGGTAGAATAACAGTTAACAATGGTGGCACTGGTTATGCTAATGGCGATATTCTAAT